TAATTGAGTATGTAAAATTAAATTCTACCTTATCGTTTAAAACACCAACAAATCGCAAGATTGGAGTAGTTGAATTAAAAACTTCTGATTCTTCATTAGGATTAATAAAATTAGAACCATCCCAGTTCCATCCGGGTTTTGGGTCACTAATTAGATTAGTTGTTTCTATAATAATTGGATTATTAATAATTGCGCTACATACCTGATCAGATCTGTGGTAAGAGTTATCAACTTTAAATATCCAAAAAACATCACCATCTACTATTCCTGCAAAAAAACGTGTTTCCATAACACTCCTCAAAAAATATGAATTACCATTATAGCATCTTTATAGGATATATGTAACCAAGCATTTTATTAGAACGGACCACATAAACAGTTCTCGCATGTACTTGGGCATTCATATCCGCAACAAAGCGGCGGTGATTCGGTAGTAGTGGTAGTGGTTCCAGATCCACCACCAGGAGCTGCTGTTGTAGTGGTAGTGGTTCCAGATCCACCACCAGGAGCTGCTGTTGTAGTGGTAGTAGTAGTGGTGGTGGTTTCAGATCCACCACCACCGCCGCCGCCACCAGGGTTCTTTGGACAACACTTAGAGCCACATCCTTCTTTTGCGTAATAGTCACAAGACGCGTCACTCAATAATAGCACCCATCCTCCTGCGCCAGGATTATTACAGTCGATTGGGCAGTTTGGATTTAAGGTTGTCGTTGTAGTTGGGGCAAGAGTAGCGGTTGTGCCTGGTGTTGACGTTGTAGTTCCGCCTGGTGTATTAGTGGTAGAGGTAGAGGTAGAGCTTGTCCCAATGGATGTTCCACATTCTGTAATGCAGTACTCTTTTTCTACCCCATTTGCGCCGTATATTATGGCATATAACTTACCCTGAGAAGCCCTGTACACAAAAGCAAATGAATAACCTGGATCTCCCAATCCATAAGCTTGGCTAGCTCCAGAGTAGTAAACAGCTTCTGAATCTGAAGTTACTTCAGCTGATCCAGTAACCAGGTCGTTATTACCTATAAGAATATCTCCCAATTTTATTGCTCCAGTTCCACCATTTTCTGTTGGAGACAATATAACTTGAGGATCTTCATTGTCTGCGTCTGAAACTAACCTTCCACCTTCATCTATTTCCCAGGATCCAATTTTGCCAGTGTTTGCTGTTACGCTTCCGGTTATGGCGAGGGTTGTGCCATCCCAAGATAATTTATTGCCAAGCGAAAAATCGGCTTGACCAGAACCTGCATTTTTTGCAACATAAAAAGCTGTATTTGAATTACCAAAATTTCCTGCGCCATAATACATTTGAGTAGAGTTAATTGTTAAACCACCGATAAATCCATCTTGATAAATTGCATTTTCAAATTCATTTACTGCTTCTTCCGCTGCGTCATCTGCGTCATCTTGATTTATTGCATCTGTACCATCAGCGAGTTTTAAATTACCTCTAACGGTTAATGTAGTTCCGTTCCATGTTAGTTTTGTTCCAAGAGAAAATAGAGAATCACTGTCTACATAAAATGGAGTATCATCATTATTATAATTTCCAGCTCCCAAAAATATTTTTCCATCATTACTTAATTCAGTACTACCTTGGAGATCTAAATTGTTTGTAGTCAAACTGTTAGCGTAAGCGTCTCCTTCTTTTGTGACTCTAAACGTTCCATCAGCAAATACCCCCGCACCAAGCCACATATTTCCGTCAATGTCAACGTGAAATGAACCAGAATCAAATCCACCAATATCAATGGATCCAACTATTGTTGCGTCATAAAAATACGCTCTTCCCTGACCGTTTATCAACCATCCCGTTGTGGCATTTGAATAGCTACCATTTCCAACGTGGGTTCCGTCGAAGTTTGATGATTTTATTATTGACGTTGCGCCAGCCATTGTGATGGTGTGAGCGCCTATGGTTCCTGCTGTTATCTTACTTGCAGTAAGATTTCTGATATGAGCAGAGTCGATTAGGGTGGTTGCACTAGAGGCTACTATCGAAGTCCATAAGGAAAGATTGTTGCTAGTATCTATGCTTCTTACTCTGGCAAAATATATTTTTTCCTCCGTTTGTTCCGTAACCTGACCAGTATTTGAATTTACCTGAGAAATACTTGTTGAATTTTGTGGAACGTCAAGAGCAATCACATTTGCCGAAGAAAAACCAGAAAGAAACGGTTCACCTATTGGGGTGTAACTAGATCCCTGTTGAGCAATGCTTTCCGGTAAAAAAACCTCGTATAGATATCCACTTAAGTCTGAATCATTTGAGGGGTTAAAACTGATCATAATGGACTTGTAATTTCCTACGATCACCAAATTTCCCAACTCATGTGGATGAGTCAAATCTCTTGGAACCACCAGTCTCAACAAACCCGCAGATGCTATCGATGCATTTACATCCATATTTCTTGGATTTGTTGTTATTAAATATTCTTTACCGTGGCTTTAGAGACTTTATTGTTTTTCTTATCGTTGGCATTACTTTACCAATCCAGTTGAGCTAAAAGAAAGTTCTTTGTTTATTTCTTGAATTCCTATACTTAATCTCATGTTTTTTTCAAAATGCAGTTCTTCTATCTGTATTTGGTTTGAGTTAGACTTTTCGTTTTTTTCTGCTAAAGATTCTATTTCCAGAACATAGTCAATCTTCTCAGATTCAAGAGATTCTGGCAAGAATACATGCAATTGACTCATCGATTGGCTTACATCATAACAGTCAACAATTACATTATCAAAAATAACTTTTTCAATGTCTCCAATTTTTTCTCTTAATGAACTTAATCTTAATTTTATTTTTCCGAAAGAAGGACCGTTTTAGACCATACAGAATGAATCCGAGGACCGCTAAAATTAATAACGGCTTTTGCACCAGTTTTTTGAGAAATAGAATCCTTCCAGTCTAATCCATCATGAAAAAATGAAATTCTATAGTATGCGCTTGTTGTATTTTTAGATCTGCCTGAAAAAAAATCAATCTCTGACTCAAGCGCATTGTATAAAAAATTATTAGAACTTTGAGATTTATAAGAAGCTATATCTTCTTCTGATTTCATCATGTAAACGCATTCACTACTAGACAAATCTTGTTTATATAAATATTTGATATTTTTAGTTTGATAATACAAATAATATACTCCATTTAAATCCTCATTCATTGGATGATCTTCCGCAGCCTGAAAATAAAGTTTATCTGAGAAAATTAATGTCTTTGTTAATATTGGTTTATCTTCTTTATAAATTGCATCGTCACCGATTTCTTTTTGATTGATAGACTACAACATACGAATGATCTTCATAGTTTGGTGCGTATGATTGATCATATATTTTATTTATTTCTAGATTTTTAATATCTACAAAAATCCATTCGTCTTTCTTTATATTTTCAAAAGGAACCTTAAGATTTATTTGCCTTCTAAGCAGCGGAGTTTTGAATGAAATAAAAGGTATGAATTGCAGACTTGTTTCATGAGGATAATATTTAAACCATGTTAAATTATTCATGCCAACATCATATTTCCGTGTACAATATTTCAAACGCATAAGCATCTTTGAATTCTTCTGGATACTCTATTACTAGGTTAACATCAGCCACTGGAGTACCGCCAGTAAGTATGTCTGCATGAAATGATTCAACCCTTATCGTTATTTTTTCTAGATCTTGTTTACTAATCACAAATTCTTCTCTCACACTTTCATAGTCAACGTCAGAAGATTTTATTCTCACAGACCCATCCGACCCATCATGTCTGTGTGTTGCTATCTTTATGCCATCTATGGATGCCTGTTCGCCTAAAAATATATCTCCACTCAAGATTCCGTCCAGATTTCATTAAGTACTGCGGATGACTGTCCTGGCCAAGATCATCCAATAGGGAATGGCTTGATTTTACGTTCTTTGAATTATCCTCGTGTTCAATGCTTTCTAAAAGAAGCTCATAGAGCGAATCGCCTTTTTCTGTATAAACGTTTGTTTTTTTTATGCCCTTATTTTCTAACTGAGATATGTAATTAACATATTTCCTTCTTCTTAAAATATTTTGATAGAGATTATCTATTTTTGATGTAGTGTTATTTCTTCTTTCTAATAAATCTGTCATTAAAGACTTAAAGTTTCCTTCCCCTATTAGAACACCCGAAACTGCTTCTTCAGATAGGATTGGAAACTCTGATATCATTCTGGATGTTCTAAGATTAGTTGAGAGTTCAGAAATAACTTTTGCTTTAAATTTTAGAGAGGGTGTTAAAAAATTTTTGTAAAAAACATCACAATTTGTAACCAAATCCGAGTAGAGAGATTCAAGTTGCGAATCAATCAATGTTGTCAGCGAGTCTACTTTGATCGAAAAAAGTGCTTGAAATTGGATTGCTTGTTTTTGAGTTGTTTTATCCACTTCGGCTTCTGGTAAGCCTGTTGGTGATGACGGGAGGTTTTCTGCGAAAAGTTTCTGATAGTGCATCGCCATCTTGTACCAGTAGAAGTAGTACGATGCGACTTGTTGTTGTGATTCATCTTCATATTTTTCTCCAAAATCTGTAGATAATGAATTTTTAATCAATTCTGCTTCATTCATTAGGTACTTGATTATTTCCCTGTAATCATACAAGTGACCAAATGTTGAAGTTGATATTACATCATTGTATTCTTTGGCAAATTTCTTATACCCTCTAGCATTACCCCTTTCGGCGAACATGTACTGCTCAAAACAGATATACGGCGGAATAGGATATTTTAAAGGTCCGTAATATTGATCTACGTATATTTGAGGAAAATTTATTGGAAGATCATTTATCTGTTCCCACATATAGTTGTGACACTGTTCTAGTGCAGAATTGGATTTTGGATTTACGCTAACTTTTTTCAAATATGTTTCTAATATATTTAGAAATTGGTTTAGTTGCGTTGTTGCGGCTTCCGCTTCAGATCTAACGATTTCAATGCCTATATTGTAAGTTTGATCACTACCGAACACCACCAAGGTAATTCGACATAAGATTTCTTGTTGCCCTAGAGGAGGGACTGTCGTCAGCGTGCGACAATGAGGAAGATTCCTGCATTTTGTAGTCTTCGTACACCGATTCCAAATTTGACATTTTTAAAACATTTTCCTTGATACTTTTTTGCTATTTCTTTTTCCAAATTTTGGCTTTAACTTAGCCGTTCTATCTATATTTAATATTATACCAGATTCTTTGTTGTTATAATCATCGTTTTTTTTGTCTTGGTTTTTGGGCATAAAAAATGTGTTTGAAAAAGACTCGACATTGGTTGCTACTTCGCCTTTACCAAATTCTCCATAATTTTCAGTTATAGCCAAAAGTGCCAGCATTAGGGCATCGTGTGCGTGATCAACGGCCGATCCACCAGCCTCAAACACCGGTCTGCCAGTTTGGGTGGTTCTAACAACAACATAGGATATGATTTGCATGTAGAGCTCTTCGTCTGCTGCTGGAAACAATAAAAGAAATTTTTCAAAATGCTGAGTTAAATTATCAACCATATATGGCTTTATTTCTTTTTTAACAGGCAGTTTTGTGTATGGATCTTTAATTTCTATTAGTTCGCCAAATCCTATTCCTTTTACCCTATCTCTCAAATTGGATTTAGGATTTTCAGTTCCATATTTTCTGAGCAGTTCGACCTGAACTTCACCATATCCCCTGTCAACATAGATATGTTTTGGTTGAAAAGAATCATTCAATTGTACAATTCTATTAACAGCGTTTGTCAAAGTATATTCTGATTTTTCAATTTCCTCCCTGTAAGCTATTCTTATCTTGTTTCTAAATCTTTCTTCCTCATGATTTTGATGACATGCCTCAAGCACAACTATGTTTGTTCCTGCTCCGTATTTATCCCAGTCAACGCCAATGGTGTAGATTGATCTAGCTGAGGTTATTTCTGGTATGTAATTCCAAGACGGCTCCACAAAAGCAGCATCAACAAATTTTCTTGGATAAACACCTTCTGCGTCTTCTCCCCAGTCTGCTTCAATTTCATGTCTATATCCAGTTTCGGAGTATTGCTCTCTAAATTCATCTTCTTGTTCCTTGGAAAAAAATGGATTACAGTATGACGGAAACCAAAACTCCCTAAATCTTTCCGACCTGCACCACTCCCAAAATCTTTCTCTTCTACCAGTTGGAGTAGAGGCGCCAATCAAGACCTTATCTGGCTGATCCTCTGCTGTTTTCTGAAGCATGGCATACAATGCGTCAAGGTCATCTGTGTGCATGTAGTCCATTTCGTCTAAGACAATGACGTGAGCTTCTTGACCACGAGCTACATCTGATTTACCACCAGACCTCATTCCAGAGGTAAAAAATCTGATTGTGGAGCCATTAGAAAATTCTACCATGAATTGAGGACTGGTTACTTTTCTAATTATAGAACTAGATACAATTTCGTTTTTTGATGCCAGTCTGTTTATTTCTTGATATATAAGTTCCACTTGCGTTTTCATTGGCGCAATAACCAGGCAGCGACCATCTTTGTTTGTATAACTGTAATGCAGTAGTGCAATTGCCATACTGAAGGTTTTACCTAGACGACGGCCTGCTCTCAACACTTTACGTAGTGATGGATCTCTTAATATTAAAGTTTGATAAACTCTTGTTTCTACTCCGTAAGAAATATTTTGCCCATCTACATGGGTCTTTTGCTATATGTATTTGCCTTTGTATTTCTGCAGAAAGTCCCGAGTTTAATAGTGCGTTGTCAACTTCAAACGGCTCATCTACCAAAAGTGCCAATTCCCTATTTGTCATTGGCCTTTCTAATACTGGCGAACCATCCTGCCAGTTTAGGTGAATTAATTTATTTTTAAACACCCATTCAATTCTATTAATTTGTTTTACATATTCTGGGTTTTGAGATTGGATAATCTCAATTAAATCCTCTTTAGAAAGTGCTTCTAATTGTTTTCTAAACTCTTTTGTTTTAGCTAACATATCTATCCAAAATGCGCAGCCATCATTGCGCCCTCCGAACCAAGAAGTGATCTAGCATTGAGTCTCGAGTTTTGAATTGCCATTACTCCCCTGGCTCTTGACGTTGCAGCGACCTCGTTATCTTTATAGGTGCCAAACAATCCACCAGATATATTACCTTGCATTGACTTCATTGCATCTTTTCCAAAGCCAATCGATCCTTTTACGGCAAGTCCACCAAGTTTTCCAACCTGATATGCAAAGTCCAAGGCAAGGGCTGCATTCAGTCCCGGTATTGCCGCAATTCCAAACTGAGAAGCAACAGCTAATGCGCCTCTTCCACCCAATTGCGTACCTGCTTTTATTGCGCCTTTTTTACCAAGTGTTTCTATAAAACCTTTTTCTAAAAGTTCTTTTGATAATAACGCCGTTCCCTCTTCTGTTGCGGCCATTGCAATCGGTCTACCAAGTTTTTCGGCGATTGTTTTTGCATACTCGCTATTTCTCATCATGCCTTTAGACATTGATGTTATTGTTTTTTCTGCCTGTTCTGATGCTAGAAAGGTAGCTCCACCGTACGTAGCCGTTCTTCCTAGGGCTGAGCTCGCCATATATTCCTCGCCAGAGCCAGGAGTTACCATGAAGCTCATTACATTCCTTGTTAATTTACCCCTTTGTCCTTGAACCATTGCATATCTTCTTGCTCCCGTCGTTAAGGCATCTGCTCCCTCTGCGCCAATTAAAGATCTTCCGAAGTGAGTTTAATGGTGCACTAGAAACATCCCTTAATGATTCAGTAGCAGATTTTCTGATTGCTTGTCTATACGCTGGGGAGTCACGTACGTGTCCAGCGCCGAGGGCAGCGCGACCAAAATCATCCACAGCTTCTTGGGTCATCAGTGCCAAAGGATTATTCATTGCCATTATTCTAGCAATGTTCATATCTGCGGCTGCAGTTGACACTTTCCTAGCCGACATTTTTTCTATTTTTCTTAATGCCCCCAGTCTTGCAAACATTCCACCACCAAAAAGAGGGGCTTCTTTTGATCCCCCTACAAATCCCCTCGTTCCTATCAGCATATTTCCTATGCTAGCCAGGGCTCCACCACCCACTGGGGCGTAGTAAGGACTTCCTGGGCCTGCGCCTAGGGCGCTAAGATTCTGAAGTCTACTAAATCGTTTTGGATTGAAAAGTCTATTATTTTTGAAAAACCCTTTTACTGAAATGGCATTTGTGTCGGGCGAGGGCATGCGTGGCGCGCGACGAGGAGTAGTGCCAGCTCGTGGTGGCGGCGGAGGCATACCAGCAAGCCTTCTACCTCTTCTTGTTGGACGGCCAAATATATTTGATCCACCAATAAACCTATTGGTTCCCATTTCGTCTGGTAATAGATTGCCCCTGCTAAATCGCCCAAACTTAGATTCATCGCCAAACATTCTGTGGAAGATTCTCCCCGTCCTTCCTAGATCATCTCCAATTCCTCCACGAACAATGGTGTTTTGCAATCTGTGCATCATGAATCCACCCGCAGTATGAAATGCCATCATTCTTGACATCTGTTGAGCATATGGATTTTCCAATACACCCAAAAGACCTTCCGCCCTGTGTGATATGGGATCGGGCAGTTTTTCTTGCATAAATGGAGAGGTTGCCAAGCCATACTGAATATTCTCCGCAAATGGATTGAGATCAATTCCAGAGTTGGTCATTTCATTTTGCATTTTAACCACCTCTTCTTAGGTTATACATTCCCAGAACTATGTTTCCATCTGCATTTAAATCTGCTGCCGTATCTAGGGAGGTATTTTGTGCTCCACTTGCATAGAGACTACCACCGTACGTAAGTCCCTGTCTTGATATCTTCTTTTTCCAACGTATGGAGATTCTGATATAAATCTTTTATTATTATCAATATACATTCCAGAAGAAGCGCCAATACCACCAATGCCACCCAATGCCGCGCCAGCAATGGCCCCACCAACCCCCATTCTTCCGCCCTCTTCCAAAAAGTGATCCTACTCCGTTTACCTACAAACCCCCCTGTAACTCCACCAAGCAAGCTGCCAAAAATTCCTGACGCAAGCATTCCACCCTGAACTGATCCTCCGAGCTGCACCAACGCTGCCACCCGTCACCGCACCAAGTACGCCGCCAACAGCGCCGACAGCCAAAGACGCTTTAAGATTACCACCCAGCATAGATGTTCCGATACTACCAGTCAATGCCCCTGCAGCCCCACCAACCAACGCACCTTTACCTACAGACACATCCTGCCCAGAGCCTGCAACAGTTCCACCAACCAAGTTGCCACCCATACTGGCATCAAAAAATGAACCTGGTGTAAGTTTTCTTCCAAGAAAATATTCATCGGCATTTGGATCACCAAATGCCACATCCATTGCTGCGTCCCTGCCTGCGGGCGCAGCCTTAGTGGCAACGCCAGTCAGTGCTGCTCCAGCCAAGGCAGTTGTCATGCCCAACTTACTTCTTGCAATTCTTCCCAATAAAGACATATGTTACCTTTTTAAAAATCAAATAAATGACTATTTTTATCCGTTCCCATTGATGTATGATTTATTTTATTTCTGTCTAAATTTCCAACAACTCCAGCAGTTGACAAGGGACTTCTTCTACTGGAACCTTGTTTTAAACTAAACATTGATTCCTGTATACCATAAGGCCTTTTGCCACGCTCAACTGGCATTGCATTCATAGTAGTACTGTATTGTTGAGATTCGTTTCTTTTTTTAGCCACCATACCACCAATACCAGCTGCAGCCACCGCTAAACCAGCAAGATAAATACCTGTTTTGTTTTTTCTCATAAAATTTCTACCAGCAGCAAATGCTGTTTGTCCAGTATTAACAGTTCTTCCCTCTACGTTCATTTGACTGGCCTGTCCTACCGCGCTTAAGAAATCATCAGGTGCTCCAGAGGCTATCCTAGCTCCCTGCTCAAGATTCCCCAAGGCTTCGGTAGCCTCAGCCGCCCTTTGCATGCCCAATTCATCGCCATATCGCATGGGTAATCCAGGATCAACAGGCAGGCTTGGGTCATCAAGACTATTAATTATACCTATTGAATCTGACGATATTTTTCCTGTTTGCTGTCTTCTTGCCGAATCCATTGCTTCATTTATTCCTGGAGTAAAAACACCATACGCCGGTTTTGCATCATCGGTCATTCCAATGGACTGAAGTCTGTACGTGGTGTTTGGAGTTTCTGCAGCACTTACCCCCGGAGTCGTGGCTGCTTCCGCCATAGCTATGTCATTTGCTGCAGTTCCTTCGAATTTAAAGCCAACTATATTAAGCGGATTTTCAGAATCGGTATTAAGAATTCCTTCTATATACTGTCTGTATCTTTTTGCGGTCTCTCCACCAAATTTCTCCTCAATCAACTGCACTCGCTTCTCAAATGAATCTACACCCAGATCCATAAAAGACTCTGTGAATGCATTTTGTGCCATGACTTTATCAACACTTTCACTATCACCAAATATTCTTCCTAACACTGCAGTAAATTCTTCTACCATTGGTTTTGCTAATTGAGCGCCAGATTCGGCTGCTGCTGTTTTGTATCTGGTAAATTGTTTAGCTATGATTTGATCAGCCAACTCTTTATATAAATTGGGGTCATCAAATGACGGCGCAAACACCATGTTACGCAAAGGTTGATCTTTTACTACCGATTCATAAAATCTATTTAAAGAGGATATTTTTGTAAAAGACTCTCCCCCAAACTCAACCGTTCTACCTCCACCTATATTTATTTTCAAATCTGCCATATCTTCAAGATTCATTATGATTTTTTGAGAACCCTTTGTCTCGCCACCAAAAGACGGTATTCTTGCATATGCTCCAGATTCAAATTTGTCTATGTCTTGTGTGCTGTAAATATTCTTATATAACGCTTCTTTACCTTGGCCTATTGCAAAACTGAGGGGAGAATAATCTGCCAACGCAGAAATAACCTTTGATCTTTGTACGGGATTATTTATACTAGAAAGTGATCGACCAATATTGCCCAGAACACCTTCTTGTCCTTTTGATATTTCAAGTGATCGAGCTGCTATATTACTGGTGGCTTTTGCTCTTGCAACTCCCATAACCCTATTTCTATAGTCGATATCAGAAAAGGCCAATCCTTTCTGTACGACATTCTGTCCGTATAGTAAGCCCCTCGATGTAACGCCTGGTTCAACCTCCATTCCAGCTTTGGTTACGTTTTCAATTTGTTCTGGAGTTAGTTCCTCCATTCCGTAAATCTTACCCAGTTGTATTCCACCAGAATCAATGTCTCCAATTACCCTCTTTGAGATCCTATCAATTTTTTGTCCGTAAAACACATTTGTTACAGTAGACGATTTCGCCAACTCATCTATCGTGGTTGGTTTAACTGATGGCATTCTTGCGGACAACGCTGCATTGTCTATCATTTGATCGAATTGTGTTTGATCAAATGGCGTAAGACCGACGCTTCTTATAGCCATATCATGTACATTTTGATTTCTTATCGTAAAAGCTTTTCCACTAGCTGTTTTTACAGTTAGATCAGAGCGAGTTCCAGTTCTTGCTTTTTGTAAAGATTCCTTTATGATCTTTTCCGCTTCAGCCTGATTAACGTCTGGAATATCGTAATAGTTTCCAGTACGATCTGATTTAAATCTAAATTTATTTTCTGATTCATTGTAGTCTATGGAACCAATAATTCCACCATCTGGATGACTGCTAAGTAAATCATCCGTGGTTGTTAAACCAAGCCTATCAAGATCGCTTGATAATACTCCTATTGTTTGTCTTTGAAGACCCTGTTCTTTTGTCGATATAAAATCAAACAATTGATCAGAAAGACTTGATACGTCGGTTATATTAGTTGTTGGAGTAATTGCACTGCTTCTTGCAAAAATATTTCTTATCAACTGTTCAAATTCGCTGTATTTTTCTTCTCTTATGAATCGATTAGATTTTAATACAGCTTGAAATTCTCCATGTTTTTTTCTGTAAACCTTATAAGCTTCGGATGACATTCCGGTTTGTTTTTGCGTGGCAATTCCTGGTATATCCACCGACTGAGCGTAAACCTTACCTTCAATCATGAAGTTGCCCAAATATTGCTCCATAAGTGCGTCTGCAGTTCCCGTGTGTGCTCCTTTCTGAAGTTCATCCAACAGAGCTTGAATTTGATTGTCTGGTAGCTCTTCTATAAGTCTTAAAAAATTAGTACTTGAAAGTACATTTTCTAAATTTTCTGGAGACTCCATTAATTCTCGAGCGATTACCATCTGACTTCTCATATAACTGGTTATTTCCCTGCTAACTCTTTGTATTTCCGGCAGACCGTGGCTTCTTGCCCGTTATCGGATCTGTCAAAATTGTTTCTATTGCTTCAATGCTAAGTGGACCAGTTTCGCCAACAAGTAGTTTGATCATTTCATCTTCGTTATGTCTCATCAATATTTTTACTGGATCTATTAAGTCCTGCATATAGAGGGGGTCGGTCATTCTTAAAATGTGAGACTTCTTAAACAACTCTTCCGCTTCATCATCCCACGCATCAAGTTTCTTTAAAGAACTAGCCATTAGGTCAATATCAAAAGCAAGAGCATTATATCCCTGATTGATCACCCTGTTTCCCTCTGAATCAACCGTTTGTAACATTTTCTTTACTATTGCCTTCCATCTACTAAGAGCTTGTGCGCCATCACCATCGTATGCCGATAAGAATTGTCTTACTTCTAAATCATCCAAATCCATCATGGATAATCCCTTTTCCTTCATAAAAACACCGAGTAGACAGCGGCACTTTTTTTCCACCGACATATGTGTGAGCAACATCCATATACGGAGCCCTAAAGTGTATGTCTCCGATTTCTGGAGCTAATGCTGCGGGTTGAATAACTTTTATGGTGCCGTCTGGCTGAAGCTGTATAACCTCTTCAACTGCAGCAAATTGTCTTATTTGTGCATCACCGAAGTCCTGATGTTTCTTCGTCAAAAGTTCTTATTCGAAATGTTCTACTGCTACTGTAGTCTTCATTGGTAA